CATTTGATCCCACATATGTTAAGAAGGTGTTTGATGGGTTTAATACCCAGCTTCACGCTTCTTCTGACGCTCTCATCACCAAGCTTCTTGGCGGCGAGAGTTGAGAATTTATGAAGATATTCGGAGTCGAGACTACCGCATCGTTATTGCTGCGGTGGTCCTCGGAATCGTATATCTCATTGTTCTCATTCCGAGCTTTCTGTTGGGCATCAAAGCGATGTCCGACTTGGGTTAACGTATTTCACGTTAACCACAGAATGCTCCGCATAACCATAGGCTAGGAATCTAAACACCTCTAATTAAGGGGAGTAGATGAAAAGCCTACAGTTGCTCTGGAAAGTGCTTGCGCACGAGTGCGCAAGCATATGTTGCACTAGCGCCGCGATCGACTGTAAAACAGTCGATCGTCGCATCAAACACGAAGGGTTATCATTCTTGACGATAACCCTACCCGACTTTGGAAAAGAGCTCCAAAAAGCTCTTGACCAAGGAACGGTGGATCGCAGTCTCTTCACCTCATTTAGGCGAAGAGGAGAGCTCCCCCTATTTCTAGGAGGTTTTCTCGATCTTGTGTTTGATCGCACTAGTGGTCGGTTGTTGAATGAACCGAACATCGAAGCAATTCATTGCTTAAGACAACTTACGTTGTCTTTTGCAAAGATTGCGATTCCTTGTTCCCCCGCAAGGGAGCGCAAAGCGATGCTAGGTTACATTCAATGTGAGCAGGATATAAAAGAGCTAGATAAGAACCTAACGTCGATTGATTTCGATCGTTTTGGCCAAATGTCTAGTCTTCTTTTCGGTTCTGTGTTTTCACGCGTAGACAATGATGTCTATTATGAGAACATAATCCCGCGACATGGTCCGGGTTCGACAGCTGATAAACTTCTGGGAAACCAGAAGTTTCGGCAGCGAACTTGGACCAAGAGGCTTGAAGAGGTGTTCCACTTTGGAAACTTCCTCTTCTCCTCCCCTTCGTATTATGATAAATACGAAGAAGTCGATATCCTCGAACCCGAGGCCGAGATACCAGTCAAGGTTATCTCGGTCCCTAAAACGCAGCGAACGCCGAGAATTATTGCTATGGAACCTACTGTTACACAATATGTGCAACAGGGGCTTCTAAGCTCTATTCTCGACTCACTTAACAAGGATGACTTCTTGTCAAGTGTGTTAGGATTCACTGATCAAGTCCCTAATCAGGAATTGGCCAGAGAGGGGTCCCTTCAACGGAACCTCGCGACACTCGACTTGAGTGAAGCATCTGATCGCGTTTCCAATCAGCTCGTTCGAACGATGTTGCGTCATCACCCTTATTTGCTTGAGGGTGTTGATGCATGTCGATCTCGCCGAGCTGACGTACCTGGACATGGTGTTGTTCGCCTGTCCAAGTTCGCGTCTATGGGTTCAGCACTCTGCTTTCCTTTCGAGGCTATGGTCTTTTTGACCATCGTCTTTATTGGGATTGAAGAGTCGCTCAATCGCCCACTGAGTCGCAAGGATATCACATCCTTTCGACACAATGTGCGCATCTACGGTGATGATATTATCGTCCCCGTAGATCACGTGCATTCCGTTGTTACTGCTCTTGAGCATTTCGGTGCTCAAGTAAACAGAAGCAAGTCCTTCTGGACTGGTATGTTCAGAGAGAGTTGCGGTAAGGAGTATTATGACGGCCATGACGTTTCTGTTGTCAAGGTTCGTACTGTACTTCCTACACAACGGACGAACGCAACCGAAGTCATCTCTACCGTTTCGCTACGGAACCAGCTCTATTGGGCCGGTTTCTGGCAAACGGTGCGATGGCTTGATGAGCTGCTGGTACGGATACTAATCCAGTATCCGTTGGTCAGCAGCACATCTCCGGTGCTAGGTAGAGAGTCCGTTCTTGGGTATGAAACCCAAGGTACGACTACCTCTACACATGCCCCCTTTGTCAAGGGGTATGTTGTGTCTACACGATCACCAATTAATGAATTGGATGATCATGACGCACTGCTCAAGTTTCTTATCAAGAAGAGCGACTTGCCCTTCTATGATGAGAATCACTTGAAGCGTTCGGGACGCCCGCATTCTGTCCACATAAAAATGCGGAGGTCTAGTCCCTTTTAGAGGGTCTAGGGCAGGTACCCGATTGGGTGCTTGTCGCGGGAGATACAACGGGGCAGGGGACCAAAGAGGTTCCCCTCGCCACGCTTTTCTCCATGGGCTGTTGTTTGCCCTGGGAGATGCACTGTTGCAGTGC